GTAGCAAACGCAAAGGCAACTGCTGCTGCTGCAGAAGCAGCTGCCAAAGCAGCAAGAGTGAACTTAGCTCAGGCTAAACAACTGGAACTATTTAATAAAAATGGCGGCGGAAGTGCTGGTGCAATGAGAAAAGGAGAGATCCCTAAAGCACCACATTATGGTAAAGGTGTCAATATTGAGCTTAAAACAAGAAGGGATGCAGAGATCAGGCGTGCAGAAGAGGGTCGAGCATTAGATAAGGCCACCAGAGAGAAGGCAAGATTAGATAAAATTAGTAAAAGCGTAACACACCCTAAGCCAACTTTCCAAGACAGGATGAATAAAAAATTAGGCAAGAAAGGGTCTCTAGAGAGATTTATGAAAGGAAACGCTATAATGCAGAGCGGGTATGAGAATCCTAATACAGGAAAATTATATGATGTCCTTAAATCAGTAGTAACCAAAGTAAGTGGGCTAACAGGATCTATAGTAAAATTCGGATTTCCTAGAGTACCCCAACTTAGTGCCCTAATGCCGGGTGAGTTAGCAGATGGTACTCTAGAAGGGGCGAACTTAGATGAGATGTCTGTAGAAGGATTCGCTAATGTAGTAGAAGCAGTAAATGAAGAAACAATACTAGATAAGAATATGTCTAGAATAATAGATGGGCAGGCTATGGCGGTGAAGGTGCTTAATGCTGAGGACTTAAGACAGTCTTCTGCTGCTGCAGCCGCAGGAGATTGGGGCTCAGATGAGTTTTCTGGAGGAACTGCATCAGGTTTCAGTTTTACAAAAGATTCATCACAGTCTAGAATGTTAGCAGAGCAAGGGTGGGATGAATCTTTTGAAAACTCTCAAAATACAATAGGTGCTATAGTAGATTTGGAAGGTAACTTAGGGGCCACCCTTACCCAAGGAATTTCAGACTTAATAAATAATAATAATTTTAACTTTGGTAGACTAGCGGTTTCTTTCTTACAAAGTGTAGCTAATTCTGCAGTAGCAGGTGCAGCTAGTGGAATTAGCAGTGGTCTCACAGCATGGTTTATGGAGGGAGTAAAGTATACGGGCGCTAACGGAGGCGTGGCTCCTGGTGGCTTTAAAGCGTTCGCTAACGGAGGAGTCGTTAAAAAGCCTACTTTTGGTTTAATAGGAGAAGGTAAGTTTAATGAAGCAGTTGTTCCTCTACCAGACGGTAAATCTATACCTATATCTGGAAAAATGTCAGGGGATACTGAGAATAATATAAATATTACGATAAACATGGGTACAGAATCAGGAGATGGAAGTTCTACTGATAAGCAGAGTGAAGACGGCGTATCACAACTAGCTGGTAATATAACTAAATTAGTACAGCAAGAGCTTGTAGAACAAAGAAGACCTGGAGGACTACTATACCAGTAGGAATAAAATATGGCAGATTTTAATATAGAAGTAGGTATTGCACCTGATAGAAAGTTTAAACAAGAGGCAAGTCCAAAAGTACGCGAAGTAAAGTTTGGAGACGGGTACTCTCAAAGAACTATTATGGGTATTAATAATATAGAGGAGAGCTGGAGCTTAAAATGGGCCAATAGGTCTCTACCGGAGGCTAATAAAATACTAGGGTTTTTTGAGGATAAGAAAGGGGTAGAGAGTTTTGACTGGTACCCTGAGTCTTTTGACCAGGTCATTTATACAACCAGTGCCAGTACGGAAGGCAATACTTTAGTAAGTACTGCTTCAGATACTTATTTCAATAAAAACATGTATATAAACGCTAAAGTAACCAAAGTTGGAACGGGGCTGACCACGTATATATCATTCATAGAACCCGGAACCACCCTTAGCACCCAAAATATCATCTTAGCAGATAGTATAGTTACTGCTGAGGCTGCAGAGTTTATAGTATTGCCTTATAAAAAGTATATATGCAAAAAATGGTCCAGCACATCAGAACTTGAAACTGTTAAAAGCGTCACCGCTACATTCAATTTAGTATACGAACCATAAAGGAGAATATAATATGCCTACTATAATACAAGACCTGCATAGCTCTAACCCGGGGGAGATAATAGACTTATTCGAGGTAGACGTATCTTACGGCTCCGGAAGTGCGAACTCCAGCATTTTTAGGTGGCATTCAGGGTTATCGGAGAATTTACATGAAATAGTATGGCAGGGAAACGTATATAGCCCGGCTCCAATTATGGCGGAAGGGTTTGAGTACTTAGGTAAAGGCAGTTTACCCCGCCCTACCCTTACTATAGCTAATGTATCCTCTATGTTATCTAGTTTAGTAAGGGAGTTTGACGACTTAATAGGGGCTCAGGTTATTAGACGTAGAACCTTTTCTAAGTATTTAGACAGCTATTGTTACACTGCAGAAGGGTTCTCCTTATCTGGAGTTTGTACAAATGAGTTAGGGGACGACCCTAGTTTAAGTAAAACAGACTGTATAGATGTAACAAAAAATGGATCAGAAGGGCTGTGGACCGATTATACTTCCAGTACCTGCCCAGGCAGTTGGTTCCCCAACCCATCTAGTGATATTAGTATGGAGTTAGATAAAGAAATATGGTACATTGATAGAAAAGATGTAGAGAATAGTACCTTTTTAAAGTTCTCTTTAGTAGCAGCACACGACCTACAAGGAGTAATTTTACCTAATAGGCATGTATCAACAAATTACTGCCCTTGGAAGTATAAAGGAGCAGAATGTGGATTCACTAATTCCATCAAGGCAGTCGGAGCCTCTTTTAAGGTTCACAGACCCCTCAGAGGGTTTAGTACAGTAACTCCGGTTGGCTGGGAAACTGTTGTACCTAGCTTTGAAACATTCAACGCCTACTTTAATCATGTATCAAACGTATCGGAAGAGTTGGCTACTAGTTACCTTGCAGGAGCGGAGTACACTACAGTAATTATTACCCCAGCAGACGACCCTAGTATGCCCGAAGGAACTTCCTTAGAACTTCGTCAATATGAGTACACCCAGGGGGCAAGGTGGGAACTAGACAGTAATGGGTATATATCCCATTATTACACGAATAACTATGAACCTGTTACAGAAGAGGGATTCCTATTCATAGATCATCTATATGAGCAGACTATGGAACTTCCAGCCGAAGTAAGTTTTAAGATACTTCTTTGGAGTATAGAAAGTAGGCCCCCAGTAGACCAGTATTCTAACGAACAGCTGTATGACTATGTAATTGGGCCTGAATTCAATTATAGTTATCTCTTTCTAGCCCCTATTATAGAGATGAAACCTGCGGGAGGCGGCTTTTTTGCCCCTAAATTTACAAGCCCTCCTAGTGTAAGGCTAGGTACTGCAGATATTAATACTAGTGTTTCTCTAGTCGGCGCGCCAGTAGACTCAATAGAGGTACTAAGTGGAGGTCAAGGGTACCCTAACGCAGTAGAACTACTAGAAATCAATTCTACAGGTGTGGGCACAGGACTACAAGCTTCGGCTGTTGCCTCTGGAGGAGTAGTACAGTCGGCGTCCGTAGACGCCCCAGGTAGCGGGTACACAGGGCACCTATACGTAGAAACCCTACCTTACGATACTACTGTATACTTCGACGCACATGATAATGCTTGCCCTGCAGAAGAAGACCTATGTTCTAAAACATTAAAAGGGTGCACCGTAAGGTTCCCTTCATTTGTACCTTTCGGAGGATTCCCTGGTATTAATAGTAGGTCCGGTTAATGACTAAAGATAGCTTTGATAAGATGGTAGAACACTCTAGAATACAGTACCCTGAAGAAGCCTGTGGAGTACTAGTAGAGACCTCCCAAGGAGAAGAATTTGTACCTATAAATAATGTTTCAAACCTACCTATAGAGTCCTTCATGCTAGATCCTCTAGAGTACGCAGAAGCAGAGGACTTAGGAGGGGTAAGGGCCATATGCCATAGCCACCCTGATGGGTCTAGTAGGCCCTCTGGTGCTGATATTACTGAGTGCAACAAAGGCTCTGTACCTTGGTACATTATAGGAAATGATTTTACTAGAGTTACTAGATTAGTACCAGAGCAAGTAGAGGCCCCTTTAAAAGGTAGAGAGTTTAAACACGGAGTATACGACTGCTACACTTTAGTTTGTTCCTACTATAAGAAAAATTTGGGCCTAACTATGGGGTACTACCCTACTGAAGGAATTAATTGGGACCAGGAGGGCACAGACTTCTTTAAGAATAATTTTGAGTATGAGGGGTTTACTACTATAGATAATTTGGAAGATATAAGGGAGCACGATGCACTACTATTCAAGGTGTTTTCTCCTGTAGTAAATCATGCGGCAGTATACACCGGTAATAATCTAATTTTACACCATTCTTTAGGCTCTCTGTCTGGAGAAACAACACTAGGAAGATCTTATAGGTCTAGGATTAAATATCATTTAAGGCACAAATCATTATGTTAACTAAAGTAACCCTGTATGGGGACTTAGCAGAAAAATACGGTAAACACTGGGATCTATCAATTAAAACCCCGGCAGAAGCTATAAGAGCTTTATCTGCTAATAATTCAGGGTTCCGTTCTGACTTACTAAAGAAAGAGGCAGCCTACATAGTAAAAGTATCCGGTAAAAGTATAGGGGAGGAGGAGTTACTTAACCCTTTAGCCAGCTATAATAATATAAAAATAATACCAGTAATAGCAGGTGCGGACAAACTTGGTAAGATTCTTTTAGGTGCTGCCCTAATATACATAGGGATTAACCCTTCAGTTGTAGGAGGCCTGTCCGTAGGGGTAGCTACCGCTTTGGTGAGTATAGGAGTATCATTAGTTATAGGAGGAGTCGCAGAACTGTTAGCAAAGCCCCCTGAACTTGCGGAGGCAGAGGACTCCTTCCAGAGTTTTAGTTTTAACGGAGTGAGCAATACTGTTACACAGGGGCTACCTGTCCCTATATGCTATGGGCAGTTACTGGTAGGAGGTGCTACGATTAGTTCTGGTGCTGCTTCGGTAAACTACGTTCCTGAATAAGCAACGAATTAAAAGGAGAATAATATGTGGTTAACTACCGATTTACTAGAATTACGGGAAGCGCAAGGAACAACTAGTACCGATTTATACTCTACTGCTACGGGCTATGTTTCAGATCTAATTTGTGAGGGGCCTATAGAAGGTTTCATGAGTGACAAAAGAGGGAGTAATCCTCCTCTAGGCTCTGTAATGCTAGATGAGACTTTCGCGTACTCTAAAGGAACTGCTCATTATAGTAGTGTGAAAGGGTGGGTACAGTATGGGGGCAGTAGAAACGCGTCTGATCGAGTAGATTTGGAGTCTAATACTACGGATTCAACAGCACTAGGGTTTGCTCTAGATGAGGGGGCTACTAAAACTTACACAACTTACGGAGTAGGCCAGCAAGTATTTAAGGTGCCTCCTTTAGGGGGCTCAGTATTAACGCAAGGCTTTAGTATTACTCCAGAGGAGGTAGATGAAATAAGTGTAACTATTAAGGTGCCTGCACTATACGACGCCGATAATGATAAGGGAACCCTAAATACTACCTCCGTAAGTTATAAGATATATATGGATCTTGATTACGCGGACGATTGGAGGAACTCGGCTGAAATTAAAATATCTGGAAAAGCTCGTAGTCAGTACAAGACTACCCGCACTGTAGTGCTTCCAAAAGGCATTACATTTTCACATATAAAGATAAAAGTTATTAGACTAACGAGCGACAACATTAACTCTAAAATACAAAATGATATATTTTGGGATTCGTACACTATCATTAGTAATATAAAGTACATGTACCCCCACAGTGCTGTAGCTAACCTATCTTTTGGCGCCTCACAGTTTGGAAGTTTCCCTAAGAGAGGTTATGAGATAAGAGGGTTGAAAGTTAAAGTACCTACTAATTACAGCCCGTACAATCCTGGGTATTGTAGTGCAGCAGGTAGTTATAGAAAAGACATATGTGAGGTAGCTGGGGATACCTGGACTAGTACTAATGTCGGGGATACTCTGTATAGTGGCCCATGGACTGGGGAGTTTAAAGCAGAGCTAGAGTGGACTAATAATCCTGCATGGATTTTCTACGACCTTTGTACCAATCCTAGATACGGTCTTGGCGACTGGCTGAAAGAAGATATTATAGATAAATGGTCCCTTTACTCTATTGCACAATATTGTGATGCAGTAGATAGTAGTGGTAAGTTCGTGGGGGTACCCTCAGGATATAAAGACTCTATAGGGGTAATGATTAAAGAGGCCAGATTTACCTGCAACCTATATCTAGCTAAGAAGAAAGAAGCTTATAAAGTTATTACAGATTTGTCCTCTGTATTCAGAGGAATGCTATACTGGCAGGAGGGAGTAGTTGTTGCATCCCAAGATTCTCCATCTGATTCCGTGGCTCAGTTTACTCAAGCCAACGTAGTTAATGGAGAATTTACGTACGAGGGGTCCTCAAATTCCCAAAGGCACAATGTAGCTTTAGTCACTTGGAACGACCCTCAGGATCTATATGTACAAAAGGTAGAGTACGTGGAAAATAGGCCTGCATTAGACAAGGACAGAGGTCAGCAAAGGGAAAAGTCCCTATTAGCCGTAGGGTGTACTTCAAAGGCGCAGGCCCGCAGGCTGGGTAAGTGGCTTCTATATACTGAGGAGTATGAGACAGAAATAGTCACTTTTTCTTCAGGGTTAGAAGGGGCTGTAATAAGACCAGGAGACCTAATTAAGATATCAGATGCAGGTTTAATTAATGGAGGCAGGTACGGGGGTAGAGTATCTAAGTATGAATTAATTAATGAGGGTCAAGAAGGTAGATTGACGGTAGATGCCCCTGTACCTGTTCTTCCAAGTACTAACTATAAATTAAGTATTATGCATACCTCACCAGCGTGTTTATTAAATGGAGAGAAGCAACTAGAAGAAACCGAAGAAGCATGTATTAATGCTAATACAGCTAATACCTGGGCGCCTTACACATGGGTATCTAAACAGGATATTATAACTGATGCAGAAACCCCCTTAGGAGGGCATCAGGAATTCTCCATAGACCCGCTAAGTGAGACCCCCTTAGTAGGAACCATATGGTCTTTAGAGGGTGCCAGCCCTGATTCTATTATAGAATTAAGAGAATACAAGGTACTATCAGTGGTGGAAGAAAAAGAAAATATATATACCATTAGTGCTTTAGAGTACCATAGTACTAGATTTGATAAAGTAGATAATGAGGAAACGTTCTCTATCATAGAGGAACCAGATAGTATTATTTTAAGTGCGGAAGTACCCCCTCCTTACGATGTACAGGTACATGAAGAGCTATATACTGACTCTAGAAATAAAGTATATAATAGGTGTTTTATTAGTTGGTCTGCTCCTATTAGATCAGATGGAGTACCTTACCCCTTTGTATCTTCATACCACGTAGAGTATAGATACGAGCATATAGGGGAGGAAGAAAATAGCGTAGATACGTCGTGGCAGTTATTAGCACAGACTTCCGCACTTAGCGCTACTTTATCAGAAGTACCTGAAGGAGTAAAAGTACACTTAAGGGTGAAAACAAGGAGAGTTTATTAAATGTTATATTCAGTATATGCCACAGCTTCTAAAGTTATAGAAGGCAAGTCTTTACCACCCGGCCCAGTTAGTAATGTGAGTGCAACTTTGAGCCCAATTACCGGAGTAATATCTATAAAGTGGGATAACCCTCCTGAGATAGATGTAACATCCTATGAAGTAAAACATCAGGTAGAGAGAGGCTATCAATATGGCACAGTATTAGGAATCACCTATAGTAGCTTATATGAATATGTACCTTCTATTATGGAAGTAGGGTATAACTACTGGCTAGTACATGCAATTGATAGCTCAGGCAATTATTCTGAATTGGGGGACGCCGCCACACTAATAATAGATCAACCAGCAGCTATGTCTCCCCTAACTTTCTCTGTTTCTGAAGATGGATATGTAGACCTAGCGTGGTTACCTCCTGTAGATCTACAAGCCCCTATATCGGAGTATACCTTATATGAGGGTCTAGGGAGCTCGAGAGTAGAGCTATCCAAGGTCCCTAGTACCTCTAAAACTTTTAGTAAGTTAGTAGATTGGAATATTCTAAGCAATCCTACTTACTCTATAGCCTATACTAATAGTTTAGGAATAGAATCTGTGCTTTCTACTGAAACTTTAATTAATATAACCGTAAGTACTGCTCCTACAATATCTAGCCAAAGCTACTTTGAAGGGGGCTCCTACAATTTAATTTGGGAAGCCGCTACTAGAAGTACAACTAATTTACCTATAGTGTCTTATAGAGTGAGGTATGGAGAGCCCTCCGACCCTATTGAGAGCAGCATAGAGCTAACTAATACAAGTTCTCTTGAGGCTCTTATGCCCGCAGATTGGGGTACTAATATATCTCGCACAGTATATATTAATAGCATAGATTCTGCAGGTAATATATCTGCACCTTCGTCAACGACTATATCTATAGGGCCTCCAGTACTTGAGAACGCTGTGGCTAGTTTAAGTGCAGGGTCTAATATTTTAACTGTTTCATGGGATAGTTTACCTTCCAGTCTACCTATAGATGAGTATGAAGTTAGGGACGGAAATTCTGTGGCTTTTGGAAGTACCACCATCCCACCTTTATTTAAGGGTAAAGCAAATAGTTTTACAACTGTTATTAATAGTGTAGATACTCTAAATTTTTACATTAAGGCAAAAGATACTCAGGGGAACTGGTCTGATGATGTTATACAGGTAGCTTTTAGCCCTGGAGTTCCTGACAATGTAAGTAATGTTGCAGGGAGTTATATAAGTACTACATATACAATAGGTTGGACCCCTCCAGTTACTGGTAGTTCTAGTATGCCTATAAGCCATTACATTATAAATAAAGATGCACAGGAGTTAAGTAATAGTATTGGTACCACTTCGTACACTACTCCAGTGAACTGGGGGGTATCTAACCCTCCTTCTTTTGAAATAAAAACAGTAGATACCTTAGGGCAAGTATCCACAGGGTATACGCTACAATCTGTTTTTTATAACCCGCCCCCTGTACCAAACATTACAAGTAAGGCATTAGGCTCCTCAGGTACTTTCGAGATATCCTGGAACTTGTCAGATACTGGCAGCTTAAGTACTGCTTATTATGAAATTAGGGAGGATAACCCCGCAGAGGCAGATTGGGGAGTAGGGTACTTAAAACAAGGAGGTGCCACTAGGTATGTACGAGATTTTGATTGGGGCAAGACGTATGAGGTAGATGTAGCTTCAGGAAATGCTTCCTGGAGTGGAAGTAGTATAAAAAGTTTTTATGTTAGAGCAATAGATATTAATGGAAACTTAAGTGAGGTAACGCCTATAAACGTCTTTATTTATGATGTACCTACTACTCCTGTAATATCATCCCAAGTACTAGATAATAATATATTATTAGATTGGGATGCCATACTTAACCCTAACATTCCTATAGATTATTACGAAATATTTAAGTGCTCAGACGCTAACTGTACTTTTGAAGAGGCAGTTCTCGGCTCTAATAACTATAGAGGTATTCACCAGTCTAGTACCTTCCACTCCGCTTTCGAGAGGTCCAAGGGTACATACAGATACTGGATACAGCCGGTAGATGTTAGTGGTAGAAGGGGGTTCCCAAATTATAATGTTTCTACTATGTCTCAGCCTCCCGCATACGAGATTATAGATACCTTATCCTTCACTTTCTCAGGAAGCCCCTCAGACACCTCAAGAGTCTATAGAGACAATATATATGAGAGTGATACTGGAGATATTCTTGTACCTGTAAACATTACAGAATCATGGGCGGAGCATGGTGCTGCAAGGAATGCTTCGAGTATTGATTCTTTTCCAATAGGGTCTAATTTTCTAAGTGCCACTGTAGCTACGAACCCTGCGATTCTCCTGCAGCAATGGGATATGCTAGCTGAAATAGGAAGTGTTCAAACCACTTTAAAATACCTTCATGATATTCAAGCGCAACCCGGTGTAGAGACAGGAATAAATATATCCACTGTCATAAGTACTCTACCCGATGGTGTGGCGAGTCAAGCCATATACGACAGAGCAGACATAACGGATAGCTCAGGCTGGGGCACTACCCAAGTTTTAAATAACTATGGCTCTCTAAATAACTTTAGGTATATACGAGTTCAACATACCTTCGATATATTAGACCCAGATAGAAGGGCCCTTTTAAAGGTATCCTCTAGAGAAATAGCCTTAGAGGTTAGAGAAATATCTGAGACAGGACAAGATACTGTAGCAGTAGGATCAGTAGAGAGTGGTAAGGTAGTTGAATTTTCAAAAGCCTTTGCTAAGTTATCTCATATTTCTATAACCCCCAAAATAGGAGGTGGATCTGAACCTATAGTAGCTGTGTATGACTTCGATGATGCTACTTCACCACCCACACAATTTACAGTATATTTATTTAACATGTCCGGAACTAAGGTTGCGGGAAACTTTTCTTGGTCTATAACAGGCTTGGAAGGTTCTATATAGGAGAAAAACATTATGGCTACAAACTGGACACAACCAGAAAACAACACTTTATATACCGAGGTACTTGGATATATAGAAGAACGAAATACTTTAGCTGCTACGCAATTTAATAATATAACGGATTGGACTAATATACCAACAGGTGCTGTTAGGTTTGACAGGTCTGCAAGTACTTGGAAAACGTATAATGGAACAGCGTGGGACTTGTTAGTTGCTTCAGGAACTGATTTTGTTATGAGTGCTTCCCTGCTAGGGGGTAAGAATAAAGCCTGGTATACTAACGCAAGTAATATCGCTGAGGGAACTATAAGTAACTCCTACTTGCCTACTTCTATAGGGGGAAGTGCTACCAACTTTACAGGGGCAAGCTTCTCGGGCATTTTAAAAGGTAGTGTTAAAAACTCCCATGCCACCCCTGTGACTGTTCTATCTACCGGTACTAATTCTACAGGTACTGATGCTACTTTTACTGGTAACGCAGCTACTGCTACACTGGCGTCTAAGGCCTCCTCTGTGGTTAATGCTAACTCTACCCCTGTGACTGTTCTATCTACCGGTACTAATTCTACAGGTACTGATGCTACTTTTACTGGTAACGCAGCTACTGCGAATAAAGTCAACATATCAATAGGCCCTGATACGGATTCTGATTATTCGGTTCTATATAGTTCTACTACTACAGGTAATATGTCTCCACTTTCGAATAGTAGTATCACCTTCAATCCGTCTACTGGGACTCTTAGTGCCTCAGTACTAAAATCTAGCACTCTAGAAAGTACTACAACTATAAATCTTAATGGTTTGGGTAGCGTACCTGGAATTCTTAGTATTTATAACAATTCTGCTAATGATGTTCAAGAGGTAGGTCCTTCCATTAATTTAAAAGGTGCTGCGGTAGTGGCAGGAGGACTGCACGGGGACTGTATTATTAAGAATGTGAATGGCGATATGCACTTAAATTCTACACAGGATACATCCATATATTCAGGAACAGGATTAAATAATACTATAGAATGCTTACGAGTTTCTGGGTATAAATTACATGTTAGAGGAAAAGTAATTGCGTACTCAGATACTTTGTCCGACAGGAATCTGAAAACCGCTATATCCACAGTAGAAAATGCACTAACTAAAGTTTCACAACTTAACGGAGTGGAGTTTACTCGTAAGGATAGTGGTAAAAGGTC